GGCCCCCGCCAAATTATCTTTGTCGCCCTGTTTCATCCTAGCAACATTAATACCTAACGTAGCTTTGTCCACGTTCAAGCCCGCCATCAGGCTTTCAATATCTGCAGTGGAAGTCTTGTGCTTGCCCGCATAAGCAAACGGGCTTACCTCTTCACGGCCGGGGTATAGCCGACCCTCTTCACGATCCTCTTTTTTAGGCTTGTCTTCCTCTTCGTCCTTAACTTCTCCGCCCTCGGCCATCTTGGTTTCAGGGAACGGGTTGGATGCCTTAATATTCAAGCCAGCAAAAAGCTGTGGGGGCGGCGAGGTGTCTTCCTGTGCCATGGCCGCTTGCATGCGGCCCTCTTTCCGGGCATCCGCTTCCTCATCATCATCTTCAGCCAACACCGCCGCAGCCAAAGCTGCTTGGTAGCCCGGGCCCAACTGCGCAACGCGCTGCTGCAACTGCTGCATCCTGTCCTGCGGCGCGGGGGACGCCTGCGCAGTTAACTGACTGCGCCCCACCGCTTCAAAATCTGGCATTTCCTTTTGCGGAGGCGACTCCTTTGCCGTAGCAGGAGCAGCGGCCTTGGGCAACGCTTTATCAAACTTGCCCTGCAGCTCCGTTACAAACTGCCCCACCGTCTTGGTTTTTAAATGCGGATTAGCCTGCAAAACCTTGGGCGTCAATATCTTATTCAACGCTATATCAGGATCCGTAGCCAACACCATCTGAGCCTTCTCCGGCCCAAAAAAATGCGCTGCATAAATCTCCGAGGCCCGTGGAGCACGGCCCAGGGACCGCTGCATCTTCTGCATGTTGTCCGCCAAGATGTCCGTGCCCACGCGGATGTTCTCATCCACATCATGCTTCATCCCAGGCTTGCCACCATACCGCTTCCACGTATCATCAATCACCTGAAACAAACCACCGGCCGTGGACCGCTTATTTTGAGCAGACGGAATGTACTCACTCTCCACCCCCGCAATGCGCAGCGCCGTGTCAGGATCTACACCCTTTGCTTGCGCCGCCGCACGGATCTTTTCAATAATGTCTTGGGCCATGGCTTGCGGTCCTTTAATAATATTCCATCACCCTATTATCCGGCTCTTTCTCCTCGTTGTCATCATCTTCCAGCGAAATGAAATTACCAGCACGAAACCTGGACCACGCCATCACCGCGGAATCCACCTGGTCATCGTAACTCCCAACAGGAAACGCGGCGCATTCTTCCACCATCTCCTGCGCCCACTCCTCATCCTGCGGATACCAAATCATCCCGCTCTCAAGCAACGGAGCCACAGCGTTTGCACGGCTGACTTTGTCTTGGCCCATGCGCCGGCCACCCGGAGAATACATTTGCACCGGTATACCCATCTTCCTAAATTCTTGCTGCAACGGCGTCCCCGTCGCCTTGGCTTCAATCAATACATTGTCAGGATTCCAGTACCGATACTCGTCCTTGGCAATACGCTTTAACTCCGGAAAGTCCCACCGACCACGGCGCACATTTAACAAAATTAAATTTGGCCCCGAATCAGCACTGGGAAAAAATACACCCCACGTGGATATCACAGAATAATCCGCCGTCTCCTTCTTAGAGTACGCCGTGTCATAACTCTGGATCAAATACTCACAAACAGGCGGTACATCATTCTTCCACTTCCTCCACCACTCCCGCTTCAAGATCGCACCCTCCGACCCCGTAGGCTGCTGCTGCCACTGCGCATTCCACTTTTGCATCCCAATCGATAACTTGACCTTCTCCAACTCCTCAATCTTCCAGTACCCCGGCCAAAGGGCATTGCCACTGGGCAGGATTGCCGGGAACTCCAACACCTCCCACTGATCCGCCTTCAAGTTCGTCTGCTGCTTAAGCAACCGCCCCGTCAAATCATCCGTCTTCCACCGCGTATTGATAATCACAATCGAACCATTGGGCTGCAGTCGCTGCCGAGGACCCGACGTGTACCACTCAAACGTGTTCTCCATCGCCGTATCCGATAACGCATCCTGCTCATCCAAAATATCATCCAAAATAACCACGTCACCACCGCGGCCCGTCATCGCACCACCCTTACCAATAAAATACGCTTCCCCTCCCTGGCTCGTGGACCACCGGCCCGCAGCCTTGGAATCCACCGACAAAGACGTTCCAGGAAATAACTCCTTGTACCGCTCCTCATCCACAAGGTTCCTGATCATCCGGCCAAACCGCTGCGCCAACTCGCCCGTGTGTGACCCCACAATTAACTTGGACGTCGGATCACGGCCCATCAAATACGCCGGAAACAAATAACTGCCCAGCTGCGATTTACCATGGCGCGGGGGCATCGCAATCATCAACCGCTTGCACTCGCCAGACACTACACGGTCCAAGGCCCGCGTAATACGCAAATGATGCTCGCCAACCAACATCTCCGGCCACACGTATTTGCAAAAATCTAAAAAGCCCGTGGTTGCACGATCATGCGCCTCAATCGTTCTCAGCCGCAATTCAAGTTTTAACTGCTCCGCTTGGACATCGTCAGGAATTGGTTGCATATAGGTGCGTGGGGTAAAGGCCACGTTTTGAAATTTTTATAAATATAACCCAGGATCACGGCTCAGGGACCAAGGGGGCCTTTTCTGGGGGTGGGGGTCCAGGTTCTCTGGGCATAATTCTGGGGCTAAAACAGAGGCAAGGCCCGAGCTGGTCAGCTTGGGCCTCTCTGTGGCCCTCCCCCCTTACGGAAGGCTTACGGCTATGCCCCGCGCGGCGCGCGGGGCACGGCTGCGGGTTACTGTGTGGGTTTGGTTAGCTGCTCTAGCAGCTGCTGCCTTGTGCCCTTCAGTCCTGTCTCTTCTTTCAGGATACTGTAGGCGCTTTGGCCTTTCTTATGCATCCCTTTAATTTCCAGTTTGAGCATTTGGATTAGGGTTAGCCTGCGGAAGGCTTGGATCTGGTCTGGTGTTGTGAGTGCAGTCATTACTCTATCCTTTCTAAGTACCGCAGCACCGTGCTGCGGTAATTGGATTATACCACGGAACAGGGGCCGTGGCCCCTGTTGCTTACACTTTTTCTTGTGCCGCTTTCTTCGCTTCGTACTCTAAGCGGGTCTTTTCCGCTTTGGCTTTGGCCTCGGCTTTGGTCATCAGCTCCTGATCACTGATGCTGATAGCTGCCCCGTCTCTTGCGTAGTAGGCATTTTCTTCATCCCCGTAGCAGTATTCATAATCCACTCTGGTCAGTGTGACCAGAAAGCCGGCTAATGCTTGTTGGTCCTTTGTGCTCATGCCTGCGGGTAAGGCATAACGGGTGCTGTCAATAATGAGGATCTTAGTCATGATGTATCTTCTTTCTGAGTTGTACTGGATCGGCTGATCCAGTACTTAGATTATACCTCAGGCCACGGCCTGGGGTCCATTGTATTTAACTATCGCACACGGACCACTAGGTCCATGTTGTCTATTGCTTCGTTAACCGTACCTTGTATGTTGCTGTTCATCCACTCTTCAATGCTGTGGTCTATGTCCAACTGATTGTTGGCCCAGTTGTCTAAGTGGTCACCCAAGTTGTTACCGATCCATTCGTCAATGTGGGTGTCCAAGTTACTACTTGCCCAGTTGTCTATCTCGGTCCGGATCAGGTGTAGTATTGCGAGCCTCTCAGGGCCCAAGCCCTGAACCTGATCAAAGGCATTAGCTGCAGTGTTGACCAATAGCATGAGCGCGGTCATCGCATGCGCGCGTGATTCGACCGGCAGGGCCTGCACAATTTCATTAGCGTCATTCAATGCATTGTCGATATCACAGCCGCGTGAGCCGAACAGGTTGCTTACGTGTTTACGGAATGGGTTTGACATTTCTCTATCCTTTCTAGGTTGACCAACTGATTGTTGGTTGAATCAATTATACCGCGGACAATGGCCCGCGGGCCATTGTATTTATCTATCGGGGCATGGCCCCGATAGCGTTACGCGGGAATACTGTTCCGCAGGTACGGGGTCAGCTCCCACAACATGTCGTCATAGTTTGGAAGTTTATGGATTGCCATGCTTTCAATGGCGTCAACCAGTTGAAGCGCGCGGCTTTCTTTCCACCCGCTCCAATCGCTGCACTGGTACTTAAGGCAGCGACAGGCCTTGAGAATCTGCAGGGCCGGCACCTTTCCCGCGGTCTCTCGAAATTCGAACCGGTAGTGGCTTGTCACTGGCTCCTTGTAGCGTTCTGCATAAGCCTGATTGTTGGCGTCAGCCAACAGGTTGGCAACCATCAAGGGCGTTAAGGGTGCCGGAAAGCACGGGGCCTTGTGGGCCATGGCCCACGATACAAGGGCATCAATGTGCAGTGGGGAGACAACAAAGCAGCTCATGATCCCACCCCCATCCGCGATGAAAGCACGTAGTAAACCAGTGCAGGGTTATAGGACCGGTAGGACCGTATTGGGCTTCGACGGTCCGAGCGCTTGTCGCGCATGGCGAATTCTCGGCCGGCATCGCGCATCGCAGCAGCAAACAGGGAATAATCGCAGTCTTCCTCTAGGTATGCGGTCAGGCCCCGCATATACGAATAGGCCGATAGCTTGTCAACAATGCCAAGCTCATACAACAGGATTACCGGCACGGCTAACCATCCGTGCCCTGGGTCTTCGTGGAAATTGAGGATCATATCTTGACCCCTTCCAAGATAATAGATTTGAGCACGGGTATGCTCAAGCCGGTCATTTGCGAGAGCTCTCGCAGCGTCATGTTGAGGTGGGAATCGTAGTATTCCCGAATTTCGGCATGCGTCATGTTATTCCCCCAACACGTCTAAATACTCAGCCAAAACATGTTCCTGAGTAAAGTCCTCAGTGTCCCGCTGCAGCTGCTCCGCGTCGTGGTCTTGGACCCAAAACGACGCGCCGCTTTCGCGGTGCGTTACCTCATAAGCCCATCCGTTACCGTGGCTTTCTACGTGGTATTTCCTCGAAGGTGTAATAAAGCTCATCATCTCTCTATCCTTTCTAAGTACTGCGGCACCGTGCCCCAGTGTCTCAATTATACCGCGGTCCGTGGGCCACGGACCATTGTATTTTTCTATCGCTAGCCGGCCCGCGATAGCCGGCCCGCGGTCCGCGGGCCCTGTTTCACGTGAAACAATGCGCGCGCCACGCGCCACGCGCCAAGTTTAACGCAGCAATCAGCAGGGACCACGGGGCAGGTTTACCCTGACCGGCTTAACTCAACAAGGTTATGCAATAAATGCATAACCACAGAGGGAAACCGGCAATAACCGCGGGTTTTGACGGTCCGGTTAACCATTAGGGTCGAATAAGTCAACAATCCACCACAAAATGAGCATGATTAGTACGGCAAATATCAGCATTGGATCCGGTCCCGTCCAATATCGCCGGCGACATGATGGCGCAGCATGGACCCGAACGGGAGGGATTTAGCGAAAGCGCGCAGGGCCTGAGCATCATTAGCGGCACCTGTTTTGCGGGTTCCGTGCCATTGCATGGCTACCGGACCCTGTGCAGCGTAGCAGCCGCCCTCTTGATCGGTTCCGACTTTCTTGGCTCCGCTACCATGCGCAACAAACACCACGACAAAATCACGATCACCACGGGCGCACAATGGGGACCCATTCCCGCATTGTTGACACGTGAACGATTCGGACATATCAGCAGGGCACCGGACAAACTTAACACCCTCTACAGTTTTGGGCCACTGGCCCGCGGTATTCAAGGGCGCGGCAAATGTTGCCGGCCGGCCGATTTTCACAGCTGCCACGGCCTCAGCTTCCGTGTCACAGCTTGCATTAATCACAGTTTTACCTTGTTCCCACAGGGGTAAACCCTTGGCGTCAAAATGTGAATAAGTCCATGCAAGGCCCCTACGCGGCACGGCCTCAAGCAATGCCGCTAAGTATTCCGGATCAATTTGGTCGGATCCGGTCTCACTTTTCGGATGTAATCCGCATGTTTTGGGACACGTGGCATAGGTCTCATGTGCTCCGCTGCGGTAGGTGCCTGCAATGGGACCGGTCTTTTTATTAGACATGACGGCGACAGTTTTTAACATTTCTCTATCCTTTCTAAGTGTGGGTTATTCCACAGGGTTAAGTATAACACAACAAAACCACTAGGGAATAAATTATTTTTGTTTTTCTGGTGTTGTTCTAACGTAATTCGCAAGGTTTAGCAGCTGATCCATAAAAGCCGCGAAGGTCTGCGCAATCTCAAGCGAAGGAAAATCCCCAATACATTGGGCACCGCCAAAGCCGCGATTGTCTGGGTGTTCGGCGTCATGATGCAAGTACACGCTGTACACCACATTCCAATAAGGGTGCAATTTAATTTCCGCCTCATCGGTTCGCTCATACCCGTCAACCTGCCCAAATTCGTCATAAAAAACAAAAACCGGATCAATTTCAACCGCGTTATATCGGGCGAATTGGTCAAAGTCAGGTATCGCCAAGTTACAGTTTTTGTAGTCCCTGAAATAAGCGTAAACGTTTTTCATGCCTTCTCCCCTTCCTCGTAACGGCGGGCAGCCTCCCACATCAAATAGGCGTCAGTTACGCTTGCGTACTCGAATGGATATTCTTTGTAGAACTCTTCGTCGTCGGTATAGTCAAAGTATGCGCGAACAATGTTTTCGGGTGCGCTTGCAACAATTCGCGCATAAGCCCGAACGAATGCCTCTTGGTCGTGTGTTAACGTTTTCATCTCTCTATCCTTTCTAGGTATCGGGGAATCCGATGCGTTAATTCTACGCTAATTTGAGCCCTGTCTAATTGATTTTTTCTTTAATTTTCAGCCCCCTGATAGTCATCATCTATCAGGGCATCCTTTAGCTCTTGCCACGGTAGGCCACGGCTTGGCCATGCGGCCATAGGCATCAGGCGCAAACCCGATTCAGCAAGGGCAATCGCATCGCGCCCGCGGTACAAATGGACAAAGTCAGGGCTATCCTTGCGCGCTGCTTGCCACACAAGCACAAACGCCGGCCGGCCGGCACGGCCATGGCGAAGCAAAAAGGCAATCTGGTGGGGGCGCAGCGTAACTTTGAGCCCCGCGGTCACCGCTTTGAGCTCAATCGTGACATAGCGCGAACCCACGCCGACCACCATGTCGGACACGCCAAGATTGACCCTGTTCTCGATCCGCTCCACATCGCATCCGACCGCGCCCAAACCATCGCGAACACGTGCAGAAAATCGTGCCTCAGGAGTCTGGGCCACCGGAGGGGTCCAGTTCAAAAATGTCAGTCGGAGGTTCTTCCACTCCAGATTCAAAAGCGGGATCTTTTTCTCTTGCGACACTGTCGAGCACCTTTCCGGTATCGGCATCGATCAAGGCAGTCGGTGGGGGACCGCCATATAGCCGTTTTAATTCGTCCAGCTTGCGCTGCACTTCCTCTTTGCTCATGCTGTCGATCGTGCCATGCCTGATTTCCTTGCGCTCCACATAGATCGTACCCAAGGCTTGGCCACGGCGATATTCGGCCTGTACAGCAGCTGCGTATGCGCCTGCTTCCAAGGCCCTGTCCCTGATCGTCTGCAAGTCCTTCATGTGCCGCTCGTAAGACGTGTTGTACTTAGACGCCAATTCCGCACGGTAGGCTTGAATCGCCGACACTACGTGGGGATTGATATCAGGGTTCGTGAGCTTCCATGCCATCACAGAAGCGCTCACTTCCGTATAGCCGGCGCGAAGCGCTGCCTCCTTCATGGTCACCCGTCCATCCCCCGCTACAAGCTCCTGAACAAAGGTCCATTCCTTGTCGCTAAGGCTTTTGTACTTCTTCAGGGGTTTGACAGGAGTGGCCAACCTATTGCGCGCCTTATCAGGCGTGACAGGGGGCACATTCCATACGTCCTTCTTGCCCATTATTCAGTCCTCCAGAGCCGCCATCCTACCTTATCCCTGTCTGGGTCCGTCTTTCGCAGCGTAAAGCCCCAGACGGCCTCCTGACGGCCGGCAAACCGCAGGGCCGATACACGGGCACTGTTGGCCTGTCTCTCGTCCTCAAAATAGATGCTGTCGCCCGTCTCCATATCCTTAAACGGGTACTTCGTAGTCTGCTCCGGAACAGGAATATCTTTCTCTATTTGTAACATAACTTTTGCTCCATGCAATTTCAATGAACACCAATGTAGCGGCTGCAACAACAATGTCAAGCACGTTCCATGGTCCAAGCTCCTTTCTCTCCCAAAAACCAATCTTGTTTCCCTATAGAACTTTTTAGGGTAAGAGGTGTTTTTGTTTTTGTAAAACGTCAAATAGGCGTAATAGACGTAATGGTGTAAGAAGTGAGTGTTTATGCGGGTTGTGGGCTAGACGGTGACATTACGGGGGTAGTTGAGAGACGTAATTCCTGGGATGTCCCAGACTTTTTTTTT